TAGTCAGAAAACTTTTGAAGCAGGCAAGATCCTAGGATTAAGACTTGACAGCAGCTTTCCAAGCTACTAATGTTCTCCTCAACACCCCCGATGAACCAGGGAGAACATCATGAACACTGTAGCTACCCGTAAGCCTGCTGAGCTTCGTACTGAGCTTCTGGCAGTTGGTCGCAAGACTGTGACTGCTATCTACCGTCGTAGGTGGGCAATCCAGATTCTTGGAATCGTTCGTGAAGTTCCTGTACGAGTCTTCCGCAACGGTATGAGCAAGTGCAGCGAACACGGAACGGCTATTAACTGCTCTCACGTCATCCAGCTTCGCAAGACTTGTGACGAGTATAGTCTCTGGAACTGAGCCTAGTAACTAGGACTACTGTTGTTAGTCAGAAAAGTCTAGAAGAAGAGAATTCCGAGGTAGGGGCTACTAATTCCGGTAGCCTCCCTACTTTCCTAGAAAGGGAAACCATGAAAGCCATCATCACTCTAGTACTACTCGTTACTATGCTAGGAGCATGTTCTAAGGCACCTGAGAGTAACGTAGAGCCATCAGAAGTTATTCCTAGCCCCTCTGCAACCCTCAACCCAGAAGACAGCTCAGAAAACGTCTCAGTAGCTTCTCTCAAGTACGGACAGAGCTTCACCTATCTGGATGGTGTCAAGCTGACTGTCTCTAAGCCCAGAATGCCGAAAGAAGGAAAATGGATCGTTGAGGATGAAGGGCAGGTTTCTAACTTCGACATCCTCTTTGAGGCTCCTAACGGCTGGATGCAGGAGGAACTGAGCACTGATGGTCCTCACTTTGGTTTCCGTACAGTAGAAGGTGACATCACAGCATCAATCGCATGTGAGAATGGAATGGGACCGTTCTTCGACAACATGAGCGAGGCAACTAAGAAGAATTATCACATGCAACTCATCAGTCCTGAGGATTCTTTCAAGACGGGAACTGTCACTCTGGAAGATATAAGCGGAACAGTAGCTAGCTGGTCATAAAACTTTACTCCAAATAGAAACACCCTGCATCAGCCTTCCACACAAGGTTATGATGCAGGGTGTTTCCTTTTTACTTGGTTTCGAGTAGACGAGTGAGCTTCACTTTAAGCTGATAGATTTCTTCATCAAGGTTATCAGCCTGATCCTCTAACTCTCGAATACGCTGCCTAAGCTTTGTATTCTCCCCACGTTCCTCCTCTAAATCCTTCTCTAAATAATCGATTGTCTGTCTCAATTTGGTTACTTGAGCTTCTAATTGATTGATCATTCCGTCATATAAGGCTTTTGACCTGTCCATGACTAGACCATCTAGTTTTTCCTTTTCGATAGCCATAACATTAGCATCATTCTTTTCAAGACGCTTGTTATTTTGCTTATTCTGAAAATAGATAAATGTAGGACCGCCTAAACCTATTACTGCGACAACAACTAAGCTAAGATCCATTTTCCCTATCTCCCATCTCTACATCTGCAACCGGTTCTGCCCAGGTAGAGATCAAGAGAATGAGAACTGCGAAGAAACCATAAATTGCTGCGCTAACCCATCCACGTGATGATTCTCCAAAAGCAGCCTGAATCGCATACCCTACAGACCAATTGGCTGTAATAGCAATTCCAAGCATGAATGCGACGAGTTCTAGCCTCTTCCAGAATGCAGCTACAAGGAAAGTAATTCCTCCTAGCGTCCAGAAACTTCCCCACACATCTAACGGTAATACATTTGTAAGAAATTGCAGGTTTACCTTTAGTGTAGGAGACTGTTCACCAATTACGAATGATAATCCGATAATGATGAATACAATTCCGAACCAGATGCAAGCTGCACCTCTCTTACCAAACTTCTTGGCTACGACATTAACCATTTCAAATTCCCTTCCTAATAAACAATTAGGTTTCAGTAGACTAATCGGCAGATAAACCATAAGCCCTGCTTGAGTATAGTTAAGTACTCAAGCAGGGCTTATTTTAGTTTTACTTAATTCGAGCTAGAAACTCTGAATCAACTGAGCCGTCTTCAAGTGAAAGAATTCTACGTAGGTAATTAACCTTTGCTTCAGTTTCCTCATTGAAGTGTCCACTAGGTTCAACACCTAGCCTACGCTGCAAGGCTGTAACATCCTCTCCACGGTCACCACGCTTAAGCTCACGTGCACCTAGGATACTATTCTTAGGTGCCTCAGATGGGCTGTAATCCTCTGACTTAGCATCTGATGGGTTAGCTGCGCCATCTACCTTTAGTACTGGCTTACTTAGTTTTTCTGTCATAATCAAACCTCTTCTTCTACTGCATCGAATTCAGTAATAGTATTTGCATTTCCTGTCATAGTCACTCTGATTCTATCCTCTGAAAGGAAGATGTCAGGGCGTTCAGTAATTTCAGCAAACTTTTCACACATAGCACGTACTCCATGTAGAACAACATCTAGATAAACTTCCCTAGATACCTCCATTGAACCAATCTGCATTTGGAAAGAACTAAAGTTAGTTAATAGGGGAAGGCTATAGAAAAAGACAGAACCTAATTCAGGATCATAACCTTCATAAGCGCTAATTTCGAAAAGTACCTTGTCAGTAGTGAATGTACCTGTTGCTGGAATCTCCATTTTGTTCTCCTTAACTGATTCTTTTTACGGTAGCTACAGATCCAGCTACCAAGGCTGTTACAGTAGCTCCAGAACTAACCTGTGACCACTGAAAATAAATTGTTCCTGCTCCCGTAGCCTGAATATATGACCATTCCACTAGATTAAATTGGAAGTTACCAGTTCTTGCTCCGTAGTTAAGAGGTGTAGCTAATCCTGCTCCACCCCAACGTGAAGTAGAGTTATCAGAACCATCGTTTCCAGTACCAGGACCTATAACGTATTTAGTTCCGTTAGACACATTAGAGTCAGGTCTCCAAGCAGTTCTCAAATCAAATGAATCACTAGCAAGAGCAATGATATTGAATGTCACCAAATAGTTTCCTGCTGCATAGATAGTAGCTACAAGTTCAGGATCATCAGTGGGTGTTACAGTATTAGCTCTGGTTGTAGTGTTAGCTTTAATAAGCATTTTTTCCCTACTAGGAGTAGTTAAGTTTCCTCTCACTACCCAAGCCCCACCATATTTATCTAGCGTTACTCTATCACCTGCAAATACTGCAACAGTGCTCATAAGGTTCTGTGCTGAAGCCTCACCATCAAAAATTACAGGAACTAATGTACTAGCATTGTTAGGAACAAATCCAGTCTGAATAGTTCCCAACCTTTTATTAGGGTCTTGTGTAGGACTAGGCTTATTCTGCTCATTCTGTCTTTGTAACCTAGAAAGTACACGAGTTACGTAGTCTGCATTGAAACCAGCAGGTAATTTGCTTGCCATTAAACGTTCACCGTCCTTCGAGCAGTATGTGTCATATAAGTTCCTGCCTGTAATGTAATAGACCATTCAATCTCACTGTATACAGCGGAGATATCTAGATCAGTATGCTTAATACTCACAATAGTATTTTCACCATGAACAGGAATGATAGGAGTACTAAACTGAATAGTCTCGAAGATTTGTGAGATTTCGGTTAAGTACCTGTCAGCTTTAGCCTGTGCCTGCTCTTGAGTAGTAACATCTTCATTTTCTGAGTACACCTGAACAATAGTAGAGCCTCTACTTACTGTAGATGTAGGTGATTCAGGATTATCATTAGTTGCTGTGGCAGTAATGACAGGTCTATCAGGCTGAGAAACAACTACCAACACCTGATTAGGGACATTGAATAAATCCTGATTCAGTTCAGTTCCGGGAGCGATCAGAGAAGTATCATCAGTAATGTATTCAGTTTCAATAGACCTATTTACAGATGCGATATAACTACTTGACACTGCTGTACCGTTGAAATCAAAGTACAAACTCCTATAGGTAATCATTGAAAACAGATCATTGATTGTAGCGATGATTTCGGTTCCAGGATCATAGCTTCTTTCAGCTACCATGACTTCTGTAGAATCAGCGATGTTGTGAGTAATTCCATAGGTATTCAGTAAAGTCCTTACTGTGTCAATAATGTTTGCACCTACCGCTACAGTAAACCTCTCCAGATGCTTAGCATCCTTTAAGATTTGAGTCTGATCATATCCGAATACTTCCCTACTGATAACACCTTCACTAGCTGTACGAGTACCAGCACTCATTAAGTAAACGCCTAAAGGATAGCTCATATATTCGTTTGTGGTGTAATTTAAGATATCACAATAAATCTTAACTCTATCAGTTAAGAAATTGATCTGACTAAAGTTACCTACCTCTGCAATACTAAAGCTACAAGTAGTCTTGATTTCAGATAGATAACTTGATCTAACAGATCCTCCAACTTGCACACAGTCAAGAAATCCTTTACTTGCTTTAGTGTTATCAAGTAATTCATATCTGAATTTAGTATTAACCATTCCACCACGTACTGCCTGATCAAGTTCAGGAGTGATGAAAGCAGGATTAAGAAATGGTAGTGCCATCATCTTCCTCCGCTGGTGTGTTGTTGTCGATAATAGTTTCCGCCTGTCCTGTAGGATCTTCCGGTGTTGCTACTCGAATTGAAGTAATGTCATTATCTGGAGAGTCTACTACTGGTGCAGGTACCTCTCCCTCAGGCTCTAATGCCTTTCTTTTTGCTGCTCTCTTCTCCCTTAGCAATCTAGCTGCCTCAACTTCCTCAGTTGTAGGCTCTTCAGGGGAAAACTTAGCCTTTTCTTTCTTTCCCATACCCTTACCTCCATCTTTAAAGAAAGTGCCTCAGATTACCTCTCAGCGGGTCTGAGGCACCTTCTAATGCTCAGTATGCCCAGGGCTGAATACCTAGAACATTCACTGTATAGCTTGCAGTGTTTCCTCCATTAACGTCGGTAAACACAACCTTCAAAATACCCTTAACTCTTCTACCTCTACCATCACGATAGATGACAAGAGCCTTTACCTTATTAAGAATTGCAAGTTGGTTATATGATAGCTTATCGGGAATCTGAAGAGATCCGTTAATAGTTCTTTCAGATGTCTCACCAAAATGAGCCTGACCATATTCTCTACCTGCAAACTGTAGAACAGTTTCATTCTTGTCGAAGGTATCATCTCTTCCACTGTCATAAATGAATTGATTGATAGTTCCTTCAGGGTCAGTTTCTAGATGAATCCATACCCTTACTAAAGTAACTTCCAATTCTATTGTACTAGAATAGTCTGACTGAAGAAGATTACCCTCTTCAACCTTCCAGTTGAAAGCTCTATACAATCTTGGAGTTTCAGAGGCAATTTCATAATCCAAGAATTCAATAGTAGGCTGTGATGCAAATTCAACCCACATAGCTTCCTTAGATAACCAAGTTACTCCATTATCCTCTGAGTATTGCAACTCAGTGTAAGGACCATCTACTACCTTCTTTCCTTCGATGTAACCTAGGTCTACATTTCCAGCATAGAAACTAATAGCATCAAGATAGTATGCCTCATTGTCTGTAATTGAATCTACTTCGATTCTCAATGAGGCGAAGGCTACAGCAGGGTTATCTGCAAGGTTGAATGCTGTTCCAATCTTTTTCCAGTTTCCAGGGCTTGCAGTAAAGGTTAATCCTGTAGTAGTAAGGTATGCCTTATTGTTATCGAATAGATCCAGCCAGATTGAAACATCTCTATTAGCAGAATCATAAATTGTAGTAGATTCATCAGCCCCAAGAACAGCAGCATGAACTACATAGTCAGTACTTGTACTGATGGGATACATTTCATAAGTCTTTAGAGTAGTACCTACAGTAGTTTTAGCAGGGTTAAGAACTACTGTGATTGCTACAGCATCAGGAAGAGAGGCAGATGCAGTTAAAGTTTTACCTGAAACTGCTGTAGTGTTAACTACAACCTCAGTTTCTTGCCTCTGTGAGAATACTCCAAAAGCAACCTCGTTAGCTGTATTAGCTGTAGTACTTAATTCCGCATCCTTATTAGATCCTGTTCCTAGGTTAGATGTCCAAGTTGTAGCTACAGTTGAGGCAGCTCTACGACCTAATACAGCCTGAACTAGAATTCCATTGTGTGGAGTTGTAGTAGTAGGCATTGAGAATACTGTAGCGGCAGCAGGAGCAGCAGTTGCAGTAATCGCATGAATAGGTGTAGTAGTGTTGATTCCATCATAAGATGTGATCAGACCAGCGTGCTTACCTGAAGCTCCTAAAGTCCAAGTATAAGTAGAGGGCTCAGCAGCAGTAGCTACCTTTGTATATGCCCATACTCTTGTTGAAGTTCCATCATCTGTTGGTCCTACTCGCAATGTCCAACCTGAGGGAGCTGTGATAGTAGTTTGTGTTCCTAGAATAAGGGCAAGCATTACATCACCCTCAACTACATCACCAAGGTTAATAACTAAAGCTGTTCCTGTAGCAATTACAGCAGTTTCGTTATCACGCCTTGCAAGAAGTCCAGTAGTCTTCAATTCAAGTGAACTGTTTCCCTGGTAATCAGATACTCCCGTAATTCCTGAATCTACGACAGTAGCAGAAGTGTTAACGTTAGATGGTGTCCAGTGAGTAGTAGATTCCATAGTAGAATCACCATAACTCAAGAAGTTCACACTGTTAAATGCAAAACCACCTCTAGTCCAATCAGGTACAGTGTCTCCAACTGAGTTTAGTGCTGCGAACCTTGCGCTATCCAAGAAATGCCAATCTCCAGCAGCATTACCACTAAAATGACATAAAGGCTTAGCGTAAGCTGCATTTACAGGAGCAACAGCATTTACTGAAGCTAACCTGAAGGATGCACTAGATTCAGTTACAGGAGTACCTGAGCTTGTAGATAGGAAAGATAGGTTAGCATCATACCAAGCTACTGATGCAGTAAGGTCTACTAAAGCATCTCCAGGATATGCCCTGAATCTAAATGCATAGCCATAAGCTACGCCTGCAACTACTGGAACATAGCTAACGCTTCTCACATCAGCAGTAGATCCTGCTCCAGTAAATTCAACCAATAGGCTTCTATCACCTGTACTTACTGTAGTAGTGTTAGTCATTAATACAGCATTAGTAGCATCATCCCAGGAAGCTACCTCCATTTCAGCAGCACCCTCTGATAGAAGGTTTAGCTTATGGTTAGCTACTAGTCTAGTTCTACCTAATGTAGGCTCTTCAAATCCTGTAAGGGTAGGTACAGCAGGGCGACCTAGAATAATATCAAAAGTCATAGTATCGTAATCGCTTACAGGACCATCACCAGCATAATTCCATTCCTGATATGCTCTTACCTTAACAGTATAAGTTCCATCAGCAAGAGAAATTGGAATTCTTGCTGATGGAAGAGATGACTGAACATTATATGCTTCATAGACTACAGTTGATCCATTAAGTACCTGGATATCATATGCCTTCTGAGGCATTTCATCATCAGTATAAGTCCAGGTAATGTTAGGTGATGTAGTGTTGGTTACATCTCCTAATTCATCGATTACTACAACAGGCTTCTCATCGTATGCAACATCGATCCATAGTTCAGAAATCTGGATTACAGTAGTCTCAACATTATATACTTCAACTACTAGATTTCCTGATGCTACTAATTCAGGAGTAATGGCTCCACCATTAGTGATGATTCCACCAGAAATAGTAGTTGTATCAGTTACAGTATTATAGAAATCTGCAAAAGAA